CCTGCTGTGGGCCGGTCAGGCGGCGGCGCGGATCGACGAACTGCAAGGCCGCATCGAGGCCCAGGCCCCCGTCGCCGAACGGCTGGCGCGGCTGGAGGAGCAGGCCGCCGCCACGCGGGCGGCGCTGGATCGCATCGAAACGAAACTGGATCGCACCCATGGAAGATGAGCTCGAAATCGAGGGTTACGCCTCGCTGTTCTGGACGCGGGACTTCAACGAGGACGTCACCGCCGCCGGGGCGTTCGGCGAGAGCCTGGCGCGGACCGGCGTGGCGGGCGTCAAGATGCTGCACCAGCACGACAGCGGTGACCCCATAGGCGTCTGGGACGAGATCACCGAGGACGCGCGGGGGCTCTATGTCCGGGGGCGCATCCTGGCCCTTAGCCCGCAATCGCGGCTGACGGCGGCGCTGGTCAGGGCTGGGGCGCTCGACGGCCTCTCCATCGGCTTTCGCACCGTCAAGGCGCGGCCCGACGAGAGCGGGCGGCTGCGGGTGCTGACCGAAGTGGAGCTGTGGGAGGTGTCGATCGTCACCTTCCCGATGCTGCCGGGCGCGAAGATCACCAGCGTTACCCTTCTCCCCTCGCGGGAGAAGGTGGCCGCGTAAGCGGTCGGATGAGGGGGCGCACAGCCCCCGCGCCCCCTCATTTCCCTTCCTTACAACCGGAGAACTTCCCCACATGAAAGAAACCAAACACGTCGCGGGCCAGCCTGGCTCGCGAGCGGCGGCGCATGAGGTCATGGCTGCGTTCGAGGCCTTCAAGGCGGCCAACGACGAGCGGTTGGCGCAGCTGGAGAATAAGCGGGCCGATCCGATCATCGAGGAAAAGGTCTCGCGCATCGACAGCGCCTTGCAGGCCGCGCAGGGCCGGCTCGACCGGCTGGTCAGCGATGGCCGGCGTCCGGCGCTGGCCGAAGGAAGGCTGGCGGTTCCCGACGAGCGCAAGGCGGCCTGGTACGGCTATCTGAAGACCGGCGCGGCGCTGGCCGGCCTGGAGGCCAAGTCGCTGTCGGAAGGCACGCCTTCGGCCGGCGGCTATGTGGTGCCGCCGGAGACCGAGCGGCTGATCGAGCGGCGCCTGGCGATGACCTCGCCGATGCGCGAGATCGCCACCGTCCGCACCATCGGCGCCAACATCTTCAAGAAGCCTGTGTCGACGGCCGGCGTCGAGAGCGGCTGGGTGGCCGAAACGGCGGCCCGCGACGAGACCGACGCCCCGACGCTGGCGCTGCTGGAGTTCCCGGCGGCCGACCTCTACGCCAACCCGGCGGCGACCCAAGCCCTGCTCGACGACAGCTTCGTCAACCTCGACGAATGGCTGGCGGCCGAGTGCGAGGACGCCTTCGCCAGCCAAGAGACGACGGCCTTCGTCAGCGGCGATGGGACCAACAAGCCCAAGGGTTTCCTCGCCTACACCAACGTCGCCGAGGCCAGCCACGCCTGGGGCCAGATCGGCTACATCGCCACGGGGGCGGCGGGGGCTTTCGCGGCCGACGACGCCGTCGACAGCCTGATCGACCTGATCTACGCGCCCAAGGCCCAGTACCGGGCCGCCGCCCGGTTCGTGATGAACCGGCGCACGGCCGCCTCGATCCGCAAGTTCAAGGACGCCGACGGCAACTATGTGTGGGCGCCGGCGACGCAGCCGGGCGCGGCCTCGACCCTGCTGGGCTATCCGGTCACCGAGATCGAGACCATGCCGGACGTGGCGGCCAACAGCTACTCGATCGCGTTCGGGGACTTCGCCAAGGGGTACCTGATCGTGGACCGGGCCGGGGTGCGGGTGCTGCGCGACCCCTATTCGGCCAAGCCCTACGTGATGTTCTACACGACCAAGCGGGTCGGCGGCGGGGTGCAGAACTTCGACGCCATCAAGCTGATGAAGTTCGCGGCGTCCTGATGACCCAGGCCGTCTCGGTTTCCGAGGCCAAGGCTTTCCTCCGCGTCACCGACGACGCGGAGGATGACCTCGTCTCGCTGCTCATCGACGCCGCGCAGGCGCGGGTGGAGAGCGCCACCACGCTGACGCTGGACGAGGACTCGCCGGCCCCACTGAGGCTGGCGATCCTGATGCTCGTCGCCCACGGGTTCGAGCATCGGGAGGCGGCCGAAGCGCCAGTCGGCCTCGTCGAGCCGTGGCTGGCGGCTTACCGGCCGGTGCGGCTGACGTGATCGGGTCGCTTCGCAGGCTGGCGGTGCTGCGAGAGGCGGTCGAGGCGGAAACCGCCTTTGGCGGCCGCACGCGCAGCTGGAGCGAGGTCGCCAGCGTCTGGGTTGCGCTGACTGTCAGCGGCGGCCGCGAGGGCGCCGAGGCTGATCAGCGGCCGGTGCTGACGACGTCCGCGCAGGCGACGGCGCGCGATCATCCGCTGGCGGCCGCGGGCCAGCGGCTGGTGGTCGGCGGGGATAACTTCCGCGTCGTCCGCCTCACCCGCGGCGCCCCCAAGCTGGGGCTCATGACCCTCTTCCTTGAAAAGGACGACACGTGAGCCTCGATCCCGACCGCGCCTTGCAGGCCGCGGTGCTGACCCGACTTCGCGCCGATGTGTCCCTGACCGCGCTGCTGGCCGGCCGCATCCACGACGAGCCGCCGGCCGAGCCGGTCTATCCCTATGTCACCCTCGGCCGCTCCGAAACGCGGCCGTGGGGCGGGGTGGAGGCTGAGGGCGTCGAACATGCGCTCAGCCTGACCTGCGTCTCGCGGTTCGGCGGCGCCGAGGAGGCCAAGGCGGTCGTCGCGGCCATGCGGGCGGCCCTGCACGGGGCGGAGTTCGCCTTGACCGACCACCGGCTGGTCAACCTGCGCGCCGCCTTCGCCGACGTCTTCCGCGCCAGCGACTGGCGCTCGACCTACGGCGTGCTGCGGGTGCGCGCCGTCACTGAACCGATTTGAGGGACGAGGGGATAGGGGCGAGGGGCGAGCAGCCCGCGCCTTTCTCATCCCTCGTCCCTCGACCCTAACCCCTTGAGAACGGAGTTCGAATGGCTGCCCAGAAAGGCAAGGACATCCTCCTGAAGATCGGCGACGGGGCCGAGACGGAGGTCTTCACCACGGTCGCGGGCCTGCGGGCGCGGACGATCTCGCTGAACGCGCGTAGCGTCGATGCGACGGACGGCGACAGCGCCGGACGGTGGCGCGAGCTGCTGGTCGGCGCGGGCGTGCGGCAGGCGTCGGTGTCGGGCTCGGGCGTGTTCCGCGACGCGGCGTCCGACGCGCTGATCCGCTCGGCCTTCTTCGCGCAGAGCGCCGACAGCTGGCGGCTGATCGTGCCGGACTTCGGGACGCTCGAAGGACCGTTCCTGGTGGCGGCGCTGGAATACGCCGGCGAGCACGAGGGCGAGGCGACCTACGCCATCACCCTGTCGAGCGCGGGGGAAATCACATTCACCGGCCTGTAGCCAACGGCGCGCGCGGCGAGGTGGTCTGCACGCTGGCGGGCGAGCCACGGCGGCTGTGCCTGACGCTGGGGGCGCTGGCCGAGTTGGAGACGGCGTTCGAGGTCGATGGCTGGGAAGCGCTTTCCGAGCGGCTGCGCAGGCTGTCGGCGCGGGACATGGCCGTCGTGCTTGGCGCCCTGCTGCGTGGCGGCGGCGAGGGCGATGTGGACGTCAGGCGCGTGGACTTCCGCGAGGCCGCCGAGGCGGTAGCGGCGGCGTTCACGGCGGCGGGTGGATGACCCCCTGGCCGCAACTTATCCGCCTCGCCGCGCAGCTGGGTGTGACGCCCGAGGCTTTCTGGCGGCTGTCGCTGGCCGAGTGGCGGGCGCTGAGCGGCGGTGAGGCCGAGGCTCTGTCGCGCGGCCAGTTCGACGCCTTGACGAGGCGCTTTCCCGATGAGGATTAGATGACTGACTTCGAACGGGGCGGCCTGGAGGGTATCCCGCAGCAGGCGGCCGAGGCCGCCGCCGCGCTGGCGGCCATCCAGGCGCCGGCCGAGAAGGCCGCTTTGGCCATCGACGAGGCCTTCAGCAAGGCCGGCGTCAGCCTGACCCGCTCGCTGGGCCGGGCGGCGGCGGACGGCAAGATCACCCTGGCCGAACTGGCGCAGGCGGTGCTGTCGGCGGTCAATGCCGCCAACAGCAATGGCGGGCTGGGGCAGGCGCTGAGCTCGGTGTTCTCGGCGGCCTTCTCCGGCGCGCGGGCTGACGGCGGGCCGGTGACGCGCGGCGGCGCCTATCTGGTCGGCGAGCGCGGGCCGGAGGTGTTCCGGCCGGCCTCGGCGGGATCGGTCGAGCCGGCGGGCGGGGCCATGACCATCAACGTCTCGGTACAGGGCGGCGGCGCGCCGGGCCTGATCCGCTCCGACGCGCAGATCGCCCAGGCGTTGGCCCGCGCGGTCAGCCTGGGCGCCAGGAGGCTCTAGAGATGTCCTTCCATGAAGTGCGGCTGCCGGCGCGGCTGGCGTTCGGGTCTACCGGCGGGGTCGAGCGGCGGACGGAGGTGGTGACCTTGGCCTCGGGGTTCGAGCGCCGTTCGTCGCCGTGGGCCAATGGGCGGCGGCGCTATCTAATCGGGGCCGGGGTGCGGGCGCTGGACGACGCCGCGGCGCTGGTAGAATTTTTCGAGGCGCGGCGCGGGCGGCTGTTCGGCTTTCGGTTCAAGGACTTCGCCGACTTCAAGTCGTGCGCGCCATCGGCGGCGACGAGCGCTGCGGACCAGGTGATCGGCGAGGGGGACGGCGTGACCGCCGCCTTCCAGCTGGTGAAGGCCTACGGCGACCTGGCGCGGGACATCCGCAAGCCGGTGGCCGGGACGGTCAAGGCGGCGGTGGGCGGTGTCGTCACCACCGCCTTCACGGTCGATACGGCCACGGGGGTGATCAGCTTCACAACGCCGCCCGCCGACGGTGCAGCGGTGACGGCGGGGTTCGAGTTCGACACGCCGGTGCGCTTCGACACCGACCGCATCGACGTGACGCTGGAAGGCTTCGACGCCGGGCGGGTCGTGGCGGCGGCTCTGGTCGAGGTGCGGGTCTAGGCGATGAGAACAATTCCAACGGAACTGGCCGGCCGGATCGAGTCCGGGGCGGCGGCGCTTTGCCATGTCTGGCTGCTGACGCGCGGCGACGCGGTGCGGCTGGGGTTCACCGACCATGACCGCGACCTGAGCGTCGATGGGGTCGCGTGCAGCGCCGCGTCGGGCTGGACGGCGGGGGCGGCGGACCAGGGGCTGGGCTTTGCGGCCGGCGGCGCGGCGGCGGCGGGCGCGCTGGACAGCGAGGCGATCACGGAAGGCGACATCGCGGCCGGTCTTTATGACGGCTGCGAGGTCGAGTGCCGGCGGGTCGACTGGAGCGAGCCTTCGCTGTCGGTGGTGCTGTGGAGCGGGCGAATCTCGCGGCTGAAGCGGGAAGGCGGCGCCTTCACCGCCGAGGTTGAGGGGCCGCTGGCGCTGCTCGACCGGGTGGCGGGGCGGACCTATGGGCGGCTCTGCGACGCCAACCTCGGGGATGCGCGCTGCACGGTGGCGGGCGATCATCCGCAGTTCGAGAGCGGCTGTGACAAGCGGTTCGCGACCTGCGCGGCGCGGTTCGCCAACACGCTGAACTTCCGCGGCTTTCCGACTATTCCCGGCGACGATTTCCTCACCGCCTACCCTTCCGAGGGCGAGCGGCACGACGGCAGGTCGCGGCGGTGAGGCGCGGTCAGATCGTCGCCGCCGCCCGCGGCTGGCTGGGCACGCCATATCAGCATCAGGCCTCGTTGAAGGGCGTCGGCTGCGACTGCCTTGGCCTGGTGCGCGGCGTTTGGCGGGAGGTCTATGGCCAGGAGCCCGAGGCGCCGCCGGCCTATCGCGCCGACTGGGCCGAGAGCGGCGGAGCCGAGACGCTGCTGGAGGCGGCGCGGCGGCATCTGACCCCCATTCCCATCGACGGCTACCAGCCCGGCGACGTGCTGCTGTTTCGGATGAGCGCGGACGCCTGCGTCAAGCACGCGGCCATCGTCTGCGCGCGCGAGCCGGGCGAGCCGGAGGCGCGGATCATCCACGCCTACTGGGGCAGGGCCTGCGTCGAAAGCTGGCTGGGGCCGTGGTGGCGGCGGCGCATCGCTTTCGCCTTTTCCTTTCCGAAAGTGAGCGACTGACATGGCCCAGGTAGTTCTCTCGGCCGCCGGCTCGGCCATCGGCGGGCCGATCGGCGGGGCCATAGGTTCGGTCATCGGCGGCTATATCGACCAACAGGCCATCGCCTCGCTGATGCCGGCGCGGCAGGTGGGGCCGCGTATTCCCGAACTGAGATTGCAAACGACCGGCGAGGGGGCGGCCATCGCCTGCGTGTTCGGGCGGGCGCGGATCGCCGGGCAGATCATCTGGGCGGCGCGGTTCAAGGAACGGCGCATCGAGCAGCGCACCGGCGGCGGCAAGGGCGGCGGGGGGCAGAAGACCTTCGAGTACCGCTACTCGCTGTCGTTCGCCGTGGGGCTCTGCGAGGGCGAGATAGACGGCGTGGGCCGCGTCTGGGCCGACGGCAAGCCGATGGACATGAGCGGCGTCACCATGCGCGTCCACCGCGGCGGTGAGGACCAGACGCCCGACGCCCTGATCGAGGCGGTGGAGGGATCGGCGCCGGCCTATCGGGGTCTTGCCTATGTGGTGTTCGAGGACCTGCCGCTGGCCGGCTTTTCCAACCGGCCGCCGCAGCTGTCGTTCGAGGTGTTCCGGCCGCCGCGCGGCGAGACGCCCTCGCTGGAGGACCAGCTGACCGGTGTGTGCCTGATCCCCGGGGCGGGGGAGTTCGTCTATGCGACGCAGATCGTGCACCGGCGCGACGGGCTGACCCGGATCACCGCCGAGAACGTCAACAACACCGACGGACGCACCGACCTTGTGGTGTCGCTGGACCAGCTGCAGGCGCAGCTGCCGAACGTGGCCGAGGTGATGCTGGTGGTGTCGTGGTTCGGGACCAGCGTGCTGGCCGGCGACTGCCTGATCAAGCCGGGCGTCGAGCAGGGCGCCAAGCAGACCACTCCCTTTTCGTGGCGCGTCTGCGGGGTGAACCGGGACGAGGCGCACCTGATCTCGACGGTGGACGGCGGCCCGGCCTATGGCGGCACGCCGGCCGACAAGGCGGTGTTGCAGGCCATCGCCGAGATCAAGAGCCGGGGGCTTAAGGTCGGGCTTTATCCCTTCATCCTGATGGACTGCGACGGCTATCCCTGGCGCGGGCGGATCACCTGCGAAGAGGGGACTGACAAGACCGGCGCCGTCAGCGGCCAGGTGGCCGGCTTCTTCGGGACCGCTGCGCCGGGCGACTTCGGCGCCTCGGGCGGGGCGGTGACCTATTCCGGCCCGGCCGAGTGGGGGCTGCGGCGCATGGTGCTGCACTACGCCAAGATCGCGGCGATGGCCGGCGGAGTGGACACCTTCCTGATCGGCTCCGAGCTGCGGGGGGTGACGACCTTGCGCTCGTCGGCCAGCGCCTATCCGGCGGTGGGTGAGCTGGTGGACCTGGCCGGCGACTGCCGCACGCTGCTGCCGGGCACGGCCATCGGCTATGCGGCCGACTGGAGCGAGTATTTCGGCCACCAGCCGGCGGATGGGACGGGCGACGTCCACTTCCACCTCGACCCTCTGTGGGCGGACGGCGACGTCGATTTCGTCGGCATCGACTACTACCCGCCGCTGGCTGACTGGCGGGACGGCGAGGCGCACCTGGACGCGCTGGAAGGCTGGGAGGGGCCGCACGAGGTCGCCTACATCGACGCCAACATCGAGGGCGGCGAGGGCTTCGACTGGTTCTACGCCTCACCGGAAGACCGCACGGCGCAGGTGAGGACGTCGATCGCCGACGGCGCTTACGGCGAGCCGTGGGTGTTTCGGCCCAAGGACCTGCGCAGCTGGTGGGAGAACGTGCACCACGACCGGCCGGGCGGGGTTCGCTCCGGCTCGGCGACGGCGTGGGTTCCTGAGAGCAAGCCCATCCGCCTGATCGAGTTCGGCTGTCCGGCCGTCGACAAGGGCGCCAATTCCCCCAACCTCTTCATCGACGCCAAGAGCACCGAGTCGAGCCTGCCGCCGTTTTCGGACGGCACGCGCGACGACTACGGCCAGCGGCGCTGCCTGGAGGCGGTGCTGGGCCATTGGGCGGAAGAGCCGATGATCGAGGCGATGAACGCCTGGTGCTGGGACGCGCGGCCGTTTCCCGACTTCCCGGCCCGCTTGGACGTCTGGGCCGACGCGCCCAACTGGGTGCGGGGGCACTGGATCACCGGCCGGGCGGGGATCGCGCCGGTGGGCGAGCTGGTCATGGCGCTGGGCGAGCGGGCCGGCGTGACCCTCGACCCCGGCGGCGTCGAGGGCGTGCTGACCGGCTATGTGGTCGACCGGCCGATGCGGCTGCGCGATGCGCTGTCGCCGCTGGCGCAGGCGTTCGCCTTCGACGGAGCCGAGCGGGACGGCGTGCCGACGCTGGTCAGCCGCGACGGCGCGGCAGTGATGACGCTGGGCGAGGACGACTTGGCCTGGCCGGAGGAGCGCGAGGCGCCGCGCTCGGCCAGTCGCACGCTGGAGGCCCCCGCCGACGTGCTGCGCCTGCGCTTCATCGACGAGACCGCGGACTACCAGACCGGCGCCCTCACGGTTCGCCGCGATCCGGCCGGCGGCGGCGACACGGCGAGCGCCGACCTGCCGATGGTGATGACCGCGCCGAGGGCCGAGCAGATCGCCCGCCGGGCGCTGGCGCGGGCCCAGGTCTCGCGCGACGAGGCGGTCGCCTATCTGTCGCCACTGGCGGCGCTGTCACTCGAGGCCGGCGACAT